GATGGTGGCAAGTCTTGGGAATATAAATAATGGATAACCTTTACGCTTCTCTTGAGCAAAGATATGGTTTGCCAGAAGGTGCTTTATCAGCAGTTGAGTCTGTTGAAAGTGGCGGAAAAGATGATGCCACAAGTCCTAAAGGAGCAAAAGGTCGTTTTCAATTTATGCCAGCAACAGCTCAGGCTTATGGTGTAGATGTATCTGATCCTGTTAGTTCTGCTCATGGCGCAGCTCAATATTTGTCAGATTTACAAAAGCAATATGGAAGTTTTAGAGCGGCAGTAGCTCATTACAATGGTGGATCAAAAGCTGGCAAAGCGGTGTCTATGGGGGAAGCACCACCAGCTGAAGAAACCAAAGGATATTTGCAAAAAGTATCTATGAAATTGCCACCGATTGATCCTTCAAAAGTTGAAACTTCTGGATCTGTTAGTGTTTCTGGATATGAACCAATTAACCCATCAGAAGTAGAACTTTCCGAGCCAATTAAATCAGAACAAGTTACCAAAGAGTTGCCTGCTAATCTTAAAGGATTAAGCAAAGCTGATTTGTTTTTAAAAGGATTAAAGGCTTCTGGCGAAACCACCATGACTGGAATAGGTCAAGTTTTAGATCCATTGGCACAACAATTAGAAAAAGCTTTTCCTGAATTTTCTAAAGCTGCATCTGAAAAATTAGGATTGCCTTCTGCAAAAGAAGTTGGCGAAAAGAGATTTGCTGAAATATTGGCACAAAGAGAAGCTAATAAACCATTACTAGAAACAACGCCTGGTATGTTAGGAAACGTGGCGGGTGAATTGGGGCAAGCTATTGCATTACCAGGTGGTACTATTGGTAAAGCAGCCTTAACTGGTGCTACTATGGGCGCAGTTCAACCTACATTACCAGAGGAAAGCAAAGCATTTGATATTGCTTCGGGAGCTGCTTTAGGCGGTTCTGGTCAAGGTGCTGTAAACGCAATTGGTAGAATTGCACAACCTATTGTTAAAAATTTAAGCGAAATTGGTCAAAAATCAGTTCAAGTTCTTAAAGATGCAGGTGTTCCATTAGATGCTGCACAAGCAACTGGTTCAAAAGTTATGCAATTTGCAAAACGAATTACTTCAGACAATCCATTTACTGGTGCTGAAAATCAAGCATTTTCTCATGTTCAAAATAATGCTTATACAAAAGCAATATCAAAAACAATGGGTGAAGATGCTGAACATATTACGCCAGAAATTATTCAAAATGCCAAAACACGTTTAGGTGAAAATTACGATCAATTATTTGAACGTAATGGTGTTCGAGTAACTAGAAATTTTTCCAATGAATTGTCTGATTTAAAAAATGAAGCAGAAAGAATATTACCAAAAGGTGAACACGCTGTAACTAATATTGTTAATGATATTATTGATAAATCTAAAGCCAATATGGGACATTTAGAAGGAAAACAATATCAAGCATTTAAACGTCAATTAGACGCTTTGGAAAAACAAGGTGGTTTATCTGCTCATTATGCTGGTGAATTAAAAGACAAATTATTAGAAGGTTTAAGCAATACAGTTCAAAAATTTGGTAAAGAAGGCGATATTGCATTATTAAAAACCACTAATAAGCAATATGGCAACATGAAAAAAATTGAAGATATTGCATTAAAAGATGCAGAAGAAGGCCATGTAAGCCCATCTTTGCTATATAACTCTTTAACAACAAAAGGCAAACGTAATGCTTTTTATCAAGATGATCCAGAATTAGCAAAATTAGCTCAAGCTGGTAAAGCCATTCTTCCAGAAAAAGGCCCTAATAGCGGTACAGCAAAACGATTAGCTGCTCAAGCCGCTATTCCTACAACATTGGCTGCTTATGATTATGCAAAAGAAGGTGATATTGGAAAAGCATTAGGCGTGGGAGCAAGTGCGTATTTAATTCCTAAAGCGTTGCAAACTGGTTTACACAATCCAGCCTTTGCTAGATATTTAGAAAAAGGTGTTGGAAATACGGCAATTCGTAATTTATTACAAACACCATCAAAAATGGGCGCAGGAAAGATTCCATTAGCTTCATTTGAATCTTATTTGCAACAAGTACAAAAAGAAAAAGGCACTCAATAATGGCAACAGTAAATCTATCACCAGTAGGTAATGGAACTACGTTTTTTGGTTCTACTGGACTACCTCTAAGCGGTGGTCTAATCTACACTTATCAAGCTGGCTCATCTACGCCATTAGCTACCTATAGTGACAATGGTGGCTCAATTCCTAATACAAACCCTATTGTTTTAAATTCAGCAGGGCAAACCCCTAGTGAAGTTTGGATGATTGCTGGCTATTCGTACAAAATGCAAATTCAAACGTCTGCTGGCGTTATTGTTCAAACATTAGATAATTTATATGGTATTCCTACATCATCAGGCGGTGGTGGCGGCACTTCAGTTCCTACAGGTTGTATTTTAATTTGGTCAGGTTCAGCAGGCTCAATTCCTAGTGGATTTCAGCTTTGCGATGGTACAAACGGAACTCCTGATTTACGCAATTCATTTGTATTAGGTGCAGGAAACAGTTATGTAGTAGGTCAAACAGGTGGTTCAGCAGATGCAGTTTTAGCAAGCCATACCCATACTGCTACTTCTGTTGTTACAGACCCAGGACACGTTCATAGCACAAGAACAAACTCTGGTGGTGCTGGTGGCGATGCTGGTTATATTCCAACAGGTATTAATAATTTCTTTGGCTCAACAGCGCATGGTATGGATTCAGCTACAACAGGCATTACTGTAGCTACAACTAACGCTGCATCAGGTGTTAGCCCTACAGGTGGTAATTTGCCACCTTATTACGCACTTTGCTACATTTATAAGACTTAATATGATTGACATTGATCCAGTTAAAGTTGGGGTAATGTGGCAAAAAGTTGAGGCTATGGAAAAAGAAATGTCTGAAATTCGCCAAGACGTCAAAATTCTTTTGGCTATGGCAGAACGCTCTAAAGGATCGCTTTGGGCATTAATGGGAGTAGCATCAGTAGTTGGTGGATTTATTACTATTTTTGTTGATTTATTTTTGAATAAAAAATGAACGAAATCATTACCCATATTCTGACAGGTAAAGATAATAAAACCCATGACATTGCTCGTTGGGCGTGGATGTTGGGTTTTGTAGTTGTTGCAGGCGCAGCAATCTATTTAATCCACGCAGGACACGAAATTAGTCTTACTGAGCTTGCTGGTGCTTTGGGCATCGTATCAGGCTCAGGAGCTGCTGCGGTAGCAGGTAAACACATGGCAGGTGCAGAGCCTGATCCACAATGAATTTTATTCTTTCTCTTTTAGGCGGTTCAAGTGTCCAAATTTACATATATTTGGTTGTTTTATTCGCTGGTTTTAGTAGCGGCTTTTATGTGGAGCATTTGCGCTTTGTTGATTTCCAAGATGGAGTCAAGATTGTTGCAGAAAAACAGATTGCTGAAAATAAAGCAAAAGAGAAAGAACAAGAATTAATAAATAGAGGAGTAACAGATGCGTACAACGCTAATCTTAGTAATGTTCACAATTTTTATCACAGGATGCTCGACACCAATAGCGGTGCAATGTCCACCAATGGCACAGCCACCATCACAATTAATGGCGAAACCCATAACCTTTTACTTGTTGCCGAGCAATGCGCCGACACGACAACCCAATTAATAGCCCTTCAAGGCTGGATTAACGAACAAGCAGGATTAGATGCAAAATAACTTTGATAAATGCCTTGATTTAGTTCTTAAATCAGAAGGTGGCTATGTTAATAATAGCCAAGACCCAGGTGGAGTTACTAATTTAGGAGTAACTCAAAGAGTTCTTGAAGAATGGCTAGGTCATCCTGTAGATGACAAGATTATGCGTAATCTTACAGTTGATCAAGTATCAGGACTTTATAAGGCTAAGTATTGGATGGCTTGCTACGCACCACAACTGCCTATAGGCGTTGATTATTGCTTATTTGATGCAGCAGTCAACATGGGGCCTGGAAGGGCTGTAAAGCTCTTACAAGAAGCCATACAATGTATGCCTGATGGCACTATTGGCCCAAGAACTATGCAACTTTTAGATCAAAAAAAGCCAGAAGATATTGTAGATGCGTTTAGTCAGCGTAAAATTAACTTTTATGAAAGCCTTAAAACATTCCCTGTATTTGGAAAAGGTTGGATCAAACGAGTTGAAGATGTAAAATTTAACGCATTAAATATGATTGGAGAAGCAAATGGCATTTGAAATTAAAGAACATAAGCAAAAATCTACAAAAACAGGTCATTATGTTAAAGACTCTGAGCATCGCACAGAAGATCGTGTAGATCGCTTAGAAAAGAAGCTAGACAAACATATTGCTTTGCCTATGGAGAAAGCTCACCATCCACATCAAGCAAGCCAAAAAGAAGCTCCTTTGCCTAATATGAGGAAGTATTAAAATAAGTCTGTTAATTCAGCTATTTTAAATAATTTGATGGGGCAGTCGTAAAATAACTCCCCTTTAGCAACATATTTGTTAGGAACTTCAATTAATGGGCAATTCTCTAAAGAGCTTACTTTTGCCCAATAAGCACGATGTAAGTCGTGAGTTAAAGCAAAAAATAGAACAGGCAGATTGCCTAGAGTTAGCTTGTCTTTACGTTGCGCTTTATGAATACTACCAAATTGATCAAAACCTTCTTGTCGAACTTCTACCTCAAGCGCACCAACTGGAACACCTGATCGATAAACGATTAGATCAACTCCATACTTATTAGGGTTATCTTTACACTCTACACCCCATTTCATTTGTATCCAGTCGGATACAGCTTTACGAGCAGGCGCATCATACTTATCGTGTAAATATTGACTAAATGGTTTCAATGTCTAAGTGCAATTACTAAAACTATAAAACAAAGTATAAAAATATAGGCCACATTGCACCAGTATTCAAAACGCAGTTTATAAGGATCGCCAATCATCCATTTTTGAAGCTCTAACATATCTGGGTCGTGTTCTATATAACGTGGTTTAAGTGGGTTTTCGTCATACCTAGAACTAATTAAGACTTTGCCGTTATTTAGAAAATCAATCATTTTCCTTGTGCCTTTTTTAGTATTGCTCTAGCAAAATCATACAAATCTTCATCCGTAGGTTTTTCAGCAACATCCATAATTAAATTATCTATTTCTTCATCTGTTAGTGTCTTTAACTGTGGCGAGCAAGTATGGATAGAATCCCCTGTAACCCTTTTGCCACAATCCAAGCAAGCAATCCACGCTACTGGTTCATTGTTCATTTGCTTTTGCCTTTTCTAGTTGATGCACTCGGCTCATTGTCTGTGTAGCCAAGTTGTGCATATCTTTGTACTTACGCTTCCATTCTTCTATTTCAGCTTGTTGCTGGCGTAGCATGGTGGCTATTTCTTCTCTAGTTACGAGCTTATACCAGCTATCTACTTCTAATAAATCAGCTAGTTCATTTGCGTTCATTTCTTTTTATTGTCCATGTCCATGTTTAACAGAGCAACCATGCTTTTATCTAAACGCTCAGAGATATTGACACAAACATCTTTACAAAGCCAAAGAGTGCCACTTTCTGTATTTTCTGTAAGTTTTTCAGCAACTAACTCTAAAACATTGCCTAAACAGCTTATTTGATTAGCGATTTTTTCAAGTTCGCCAGCTTCATCCCATAAACTCATTTTTGATCCCTTGCTGAAGTTGTCCAAAGCTGCTCAATATGTTCTGTAGCACCCATCTTTACAAGCTCACTTTTATAGAAGTGTCGTGCAACGTAATCTGCTCGTATAAACTTGCTTTCTTTACGTTTACTAGGGCCTACAAACACACCAGGTAACTCATAATGAGGTATATACATTACATTGCCTAACTTATAGCACTTGTAATTAGCCCTATCAGGCACGTCAAATTCAGTATCCAAAACCATAATTTCTTCCTTCTTGAGCGTTGTATTCATATCCAAAAGCATAGAACAATGGCGAATTAGCAATCATTATTAGTTTACGTTTTGCTTCTAAAGTTTTACCCCTGCGTTCTAGTAATAAAGTAATTTGCGCTCTATTTTTGAACATTTCCCTATTTTTAAGGGTTTCCATCATTCGGATAGTAAATTCAGATTTGTCAATCATATTACATACCCTGTCCGTAAATAATTAACACCAAAAATAACAATTGCAATAACCAGACCCATAAGGCCACCTAATGCTAATTCTATTAAAGTTGCTTTCATATTTCCCCCAAAATTAAAAAAGTCAGGTCAAAGTCTTTTTAGTCTGAAATCTCTAAGAGCCATAGAGCTGAATAGTGTCGTTGACCTGATGTATGTAATTTATTACAGAATTTGAATAAAAATCTTGATCTAGGTCAATATTCTTAAAAATAATTTGAGTGTTGTATTTTTACAACAGGGTGGGGCTGACACCTCACGGAAGGATTTTTGGCGGGGGATCACCAATGCCAGCCCCATAAATTCTATAGTCCCGATTTTAACTGAAAAAAGCGTAATAAGTGAAAAAAGCACTTTAATCCCTTTTGCAGCTCATCTTCTGGAATTTCGCACAATTTCACTTCATTGGTCAATCCGTTTATAAACATAATTCCGCATCGAGCGTGTTCTAAACCAAGCATTTCACGGTATGCCGCCATTTGCATGATATGCTCGTCATAGGGTACGACTTTATCCAAAGGGACTTCTTTAGTCTTAAAATCTACAACTACGCCTGGCACACCTTTAATCTTGTCTGCTTTAGCGTATAAATCCACTTTGCCACCAAACTTTAATTCTGTATGGCTTGCACTAACTTCAGGAAGCCACGCTCTAGCCCCATAAGCGGCTTGTAAGGCGTTTTCTACGTTACGGCAATACGTAGGTACTGATTCTAGCAAAATGCCGTCAAAGAAGCTCTCAATGATGTTGTGAATGGCAGTTCCTCTTGCCGCAGCATCTTTTCCTTGTGCTTTGCTATCGTTTAATACCCTACTAAGCCAATCAGACTCTTTTTCGCCTTCTAAGCGAGGTAATGTAAGTGCAGCGAGGATGGCCTGTTCTTGAAGCCATCTGTTAAGTCCTGGCTTTGCAACTGCTCCGATGACTGTGGTAACGCTGGGCAATAAACCGAGTTTTTTAGCATCTCGTAAGGTTGTGTTCCTTTGTTTTCCATTCGCACCAATGATTTCATAGGCTGGATTGCCATTCTTGTCATACCAATGGCCCGACTCACTTTGGCTGTCCTTTATTAGCACCTTTTCTTCCCCTTTTTGGTTTTACTTCATCCGTGTTGATGTCATATACAAATTTTATATCTAAAGGTGCATCTGGAACTATTGTTGCTTCATATTTTGCTGGGATTTCTTGACCGCACCAATCTGATGGCGATTTATTAACCACAACAGGATTGAGCTTACAAGCACCAAGCATATCATTTTGCATAAATACATAAAATTTACAGTTTTTGCAGGCCATTAAATGCCCTTAGAGTAGTTAGTAATTCTCATGCTATCTTCTTGAAATACGCATAAGTCTGCTGCAACAAGCAGAACCGCCTTAATGACTGATGCTAAATCTTCCGGTCTAAAACTAATGAGTTGTTGTTCTTCATCAACATTGACCCCCATCCATACTTTTTCCGTGTATTTAGTTTCAATAATGTCTTTAATTTGGTTCTGCATAACTATCTCCTAAAAAGGAACACTATCATCAATAAAAGGATCAGATTTAGGTAACTCATCCGATCCAGCAGCTTTAAATCCCATAGGTAATTTTTCTTTGCCAATTGAAATGCTAAAAAACTTACCCTTTTTGCCTTCTTTAACCCAACCCGAAAGCCACATTTCTTTACCAGCCACCATAATTGTGCCTGTCCAATCAGGGTGATTGTCAGTCGTTTTACGATCATTTTTAAATAGACTCCCTGAGCCTTCTTTAGGTATATATGCCATGTTGTTTCCTTTATAAAATATCTTTGGCTATGGTTTTCATTGCTGAACTAGACTTGTTTGCTACTCCTGAAGCTAAATTTCCATCATCATCATCTCCAGGTACAACCCCTACTACCGATGCTACCGATAACCTTCTCATGTATGTTATGGCCGATGCAATTCCATGCGGATCAGCTTTAACTATAGGCATAGACATTTCTTGACCAATCCATTCACCAGAGCTGTGAGCTAGGATCGTGGTCATTGACATTGTGCCGTCAATAAACTCGCCAGGGAATTGCATAACACTAAGGCCGTTTGCAGCCAAAAGATCACGGCAAGCATCCCACACAGACTCAAGATCAGCGTACTTAGATTTGAAATACGGATTTTCTGAATCTTTTTTAGCATGAGTAAGTTTTCCCTGAACAATTGACAAAGCAGTTGCTAATTTAGCAATTGACTCTGATTGATTCATGGTGCGCTCCTAAAAATATTGCCAAAGTCGTTAAATACAGACTGAAGTAATACATTGCGTTTGTTGTTAGGTTTGCCACAAGCTGCACGAATAACATCTATATCGTCTTGTGCTAAGTCTGTGCCATGCTCCATGTTATCCAACGCCATTTCTAAGCGTTCTTCCATTTCAATCATTAATTGATTTAATTCACCCATCTAAATTCCCCTTAGATACATAGCGAAATTGCTATAAAATTGATTGTAAGCATATTTCATAGGCTGTCAAGAACTATTTGCAAAATAACGACATACGATGTAAGATAATTGAATGAAGCTAAAACTAACAGATTCAGCAATAATTGATTTGCTAGGTGGTACTACAAAAGTTGCTAAATTGGTAGGTATTTCACCAAATGCTGTATCAATGTGGCGAAAAAACAACATACCATCATCGCAATTTGCATTTTTAGGCGCAACTCTTGAAAAAGAGTCGCATGGTTTAATCACTCGCAAGGATATATTTCCTAAGTCCTGGCACATTATTTGGCCCGAACTACAATGAACAGAGAAGAAATGTTACTTAAAATGCTTGCAAGAGCAGAAGAAGAAATTAAACAATTACAATACAGGGCTGATTTTTTAACAAAAGAATTATCACAGCTTAGAGAACGATTAAACTATATGGATCATCAAATTTATGGGGGATCAACAAAATGAAGATAATCGTAAAAATCATTAAGGAAAACGAAGATGGATCAGCCAACGCTCAAGTTGACTTTGACAAAGAAGGGCTTGAAACCCTTGTCCAATGGGGGCTTGTGGCTTTGCTTACCAAAGCAATTGATGAATACCGAATTACACCCGAAAAAGATGGCTCGCCTACTATTGCAAGGGCTAAAGCAGTTGCCCAAAAAAGAACTAAAAAACAGAAATAAGTAGTAAAATCTATGGACAGGCTAGGGTCATCCCCGAACAGCGATTAGTCACCGCCCGCCCAGTCCACCCTATTTTGACTACCTTTGACAGAGGAATTGTATGCAAAAAGCAGATATATGGATGCCCCTTTATATTGGGGACTATCTAGCAGATACAGCTAGACTTACCACCGAACAGCATGGAGCATATTTATTGCTTCTTATGGATTATTGGCGATCTGGTCGATTGCCAGACAATGATCAAGTTTTAGCTCAGATTTCTAAATTATCGCCTGATGCTTGGGGCAATGCTAAAGCAATGCTTAAGCAATTTTTTAGCATTTCAGATGGTTATTGGATTCACGCTAGAGTTGAAAAAGAATTAAACCTTGCAATGCAAAATAAAGCCAAAATGCACGATAGGGCTTTAAAAGGCGCACAAGCTAGATGGGATAAACAAGAAAATGATGCTACAAGCAATGCACAAGCAATGCTTAAGCAATGCCCATCACCTTCACCATCACCTTTACCTTTAACAACAACTAATAAAAACATAGCACCACCTAAAGGTGTTGATGTGTCTTTATGGAATGATTATTTAAAAGTCCGTAAAGCTGCCAAAAAGCCTCTTACAGACACGGCTTTGAAAGGTTTGATACGAGAGGCTGAAAAGGCTAAAATAACTCTCTCAGATGCCCTGCAAACTTGTTGTGAACGCAGTTGGGTAGGATTCAAAGCTGAGTGGGTAAAAGAAGAAGTTACTAGACACAAACAACTTCCGTTAGTAACAAATGAGCAAATTGAAGAAGCATATAAAATTGAGTGCGGTAAAGACCCAAAATTAGCTCGTTTTGGAAGCTACTACGAAATGAAGGATTATGTCATCAAACAAAGGGAACTGCGATCTAGAACACAAGCATAAATGCGCTGTAAGGTATTTGTTGCACTTACGCCACAAAAAAGGATTAAGTTGGTTTAGAGATTACATCTCGGGCAAGAACTTTAGTAAAGTATTACTAGATGATTTTTATACGCAATACAAACTAGGCAACATGGGGGAATGGAAATGTTGGAAAAATACATTGTTGGGGCAACAGGGTTTGGGTATTTAGTCACAGGAGTTCTACAGTTTCAAAAAGGGGCTACAGCTAATGCAGTAATTTGGATTGGTTATGCTATTGGACAAACTGGTCTTTGGATGAATCTTAAATGAATAAAGTTTATTTTGGAGATTGCCGTGACTCTATGCGCCAAATGGCAAAAGACGGTATAAAAGTTCAAACTTGCATAACAAGTCCACCTTATTATGGTCTTAGAGATTATGGAGTTGATGGTCAAATTGGATCGGAAGAATCGCCACAACAATTTATAGATGCTCTTATTGAAGTATTTGCTTGTGTATGGGATTTACTAGAAGATGATGGAACTCTTTGGGTAAATCTTGGTGATACTTATTCCGCTGGTGGTAGAGGCGCAGGCAGCAAAATTCAAAATGCAAATAAAGGTTCTGTTACAGGAAATGTTTTGGGAGCTTGGAAAGTTGATGGGTATAGACCTAAAAATTTATTAGGTATGCCTTGGCGTTTGGCTTTTGCATTACAAGATTTTGGTTGGAATTTACGTCAAGATATTATTTGGCACAAACCTAATCCAATGCCTGAATCTGTAACTGATAGATGTACAAAAGCTCATGAATATTTCTTTTTATTAAGTAAATCTCAAAAATATTATTTTGACAATAAAGCAATTCAAGAAGCGGCAAATTATCCAAATGATGACAGGGGTTCAAGAGGAGATAGTAGAAGGGGTACTGAATGTAACTCTATGTCAGGAAAAACAGGCGATACAAGAAATAAGCGTTCAGTATGGACAGTAAATACTTCATCTTTTAAAGGTGCTCATTTTGCAACTTACCCCATTGAATTAATTGAACCTTGTATTTTGGCTGGTAGTCGTGTTGGGGATATTGTTTTTGACCCATTTTTTGGAAGTGGAACAACTGGTCAAGCGGCTCAAAATTTAGGAAGAAAATGGATTGGATGCGAATTAAATCAAAATTATGAGGCTTTGCAAAATGAAAGATTACAGCAAACTGCAATGGAATTGATATGAAAGAATTTAACCCAAATGATGCAATTGAATTTATTTATAAAACAGCTCCAGATTATGCAAAAGCCAAAGGTGAGCTGGCGCAACTCGAAGCCTTTAAACATAGTCTTAAAGCCATTAAAATGGCTCAAGCAGAAGGTTCTAGCATTGCAGCTAAAGAAATGGAAGCCTATAGAAGCCCTGAATACCAAGAGTTATGCAAAGCTATTGGAGTAGCAACAGAACAAGTAGAAAAATTAAAATGGCAGTTGGAAGCAGCAAAAATGCGCTTTGAGGCTTGGCGTACACAAGAAGCCTCTAACAGACATATTGAAAAGATGACAACATGACAGATTACGCAGACTCATTACTTAAATTAAATAGACTTACTAAATCTTTTCTTAACGCAGTATTAAAAAATCGCAAAACAGAAGCATATTTAATTGCTTGTTCTATTACAGAAACAGCACAAGAGCTAGAAGATTGGGCTAGTCACAATAGTGTCCACTAAAAATGAGAAAATCGCTCTTGATAAGATTGCCAGACTCGGATGTATTTTGTGTCGTACCGCCTTTGGGGTGCAAGACAGTCCAGCCGAGCTTCATCACTACAGGCGGTTTGGTCAGCCGAGGTCTGCATCCGATGTCCTTCCGTTATGCCCAGAACACCATCGTGGAAACTCTGGCGTTCACGGATTGGGTAGAAAGGGTTTTGAAGCTAAATGGAACGTTACGCAGGATACGCTACTTGAGAAAGTCCACGAATTGTTAAATGACCGATGAAGAAATTGAAAACGCTTGGTATTCGTTAGGCTTACGAGGCGTAGCAAGTGCTAATGAATGGAATACACGCTATAGATTTGCTAGAGAAATAGAAAAGTTAGTTAAAGCTCAAGAGAATCAAAGCCCAATTCTTGCGAAATATTATGCGCCCTTCTGCGAAAAGTAGCATCATGCTTTAACCAAGCATCAGTAATAGTGCCTGACCTACTCATGTGTATCATTTCATGGGCCATTGTTCTAATGACTGTATCCAAATGACCGCATCTAGCTGCTGAAATAGTCACTAAATGCTCATGTTCGTCATCTCCATAAGTATATGTACCCATTGTGTCAGGGTCATAATCAACTATAAATTTAACTTCTTCTGGCAACGGAAGTTTCCATTTTGTAAATGGCTCACAAGTCCATAACATTGAATATATGTTTTCGAGTATTTGAGAGTTTAGTTTCATGCCATCATGCGAGGTGTTTAAGTTTTGCGTGGGGAATTACAGTACGAGTGTCAGTTGAGTATGCACCACAAGCCTTACATTGATAACGCTGATAAGCTCCTGTTCCCGTATAACGATAGCCTTTACTTAATAATGAAGGTTTAGCGCAAGTAGGGCATACAAATCCATCCCTATCTTTTATCATAATTGTTTTATTTATTGGGGTTTTAATCCAAGGAAGCAACCTGTTGTACAACTTTTCAAGCAATAAAACATCTTGAATATTGTATTCACGCATGGTGGCCCATGCTTTTTTATCATTAGCCATACATTTAATCCACAGCGTATGGCCTTCATGCTCTTTCTTTTTGCCCAATCCTAAACGCTGCGCCACATAATCGAGCTTATTACTTGGAAACCTAAATTGACTTTTGACCACTTTTAGCAAATCTATCTGTTTCATAGGTGGTGGCGGTGGCATTTTATGAAGCAAGAATTCCTTGTTTAACGTGGGCATATCAAACTTTGTGCCGTTGTAATGGCAGACTGCATCCGCATCATCTAAAAGGCCGTGTATGCCTTCTAGCATTGATTTAGACGTACTTCCATATACAGAGTCAAAGTAAATAGCTTCTTCACCTAGCCATTTAGCTGAATAGCACATAGTGTATGATGACTCAAGAAGTTGGGAAAGACCTACGTTTTGTTGCCATATTCCCCAAACGTGCGCCACATTAGGCGATGTTTCAATATCAAGCAGCAGAATCTTCAAAATCTTCCCCTTTTGGTATAAAGTAATGAAACACTAACACATAATTATATATAATCAATGACTTATGCTAAAAGAGTTGACTCAAACCATTCTATTGTTGTTAAAAAGCTCAGGGATATGGGATGCTCGGTATTTGATACTAGCCGTGTTGCTGGTGGGTTTCCTGATTTGGTAGTAAGCCATAAAAGCGGCAAAACAGTTTTAGTTGAAGTAAAACGTGATGCTTCTGCTCCTTATACAAAGTCCCAGCTTGAATTTTTAAAGAATTGGCAAGGAACAGTTAGCAGAATTCACGACATTGAAGGCGTAATAAATCTCGTAAAAACTCTTGAAAAGTCGTAAAATAGTATTATTATTCGTAGTGTATTAACCCCATCTAAAGGAAAAATCATGGGAATCATGGATTACAAAGCAGCTAAAGGTGCTTCTGGCGAAAAAGAGCCAAAAGGTGCAACTTCTTCTGATCGTTCAGGCGAGCGTAAAGCTAAGTCTATGCGTGGTGGTGTAGCGATGGGCAAAGAAGATGCTATCGGCTCTGACAAAGAGTTCAATACAGGTCGTACTGAAGGCATCTGCTACGAACACAAAAAAGACGGCTACCGCTAAAAAGCTAAACCCCATAGTCCTCGGTAAAGGGCTACAGGGTTTATAACCAACACAATAGGGTAATATTGATATGGCTGAAGTAAATTTTACAACATTTAAACCTCTGGGGGACAAGATTATAGTCCGCCCAGATGTTCGTGTTTTAATCGATGTGATCTTTGTAGATAACAAAGAAGCTCAGAACATGGGAACAGTAGTGGCAGTAGGCCCTGGTAAGAAGCTAACTGCCGAGCGTAGAGAAGCAATGCCAATAGAAGTAGGTGCAAGAATCCGCTTTGGAACTATGAATGATGATCCTAAAGAGGAATATCTTAAATTCACGCCAATCGTTCACGAAGGTGAAAAATGCGTGTTAATGTCCTGGCAAGATGTTTGCTGGGTAGAATAGGGGAAATTGTGTTAAATAAATTGCGTAGAAAATTGGCAAAATTAATTGCACCAAAGCCAATTAAAAGGGTTAAAAAAGAAATATTAAAATATGAATTCAAATCACCAACTTTAAGTAGAGCAGAAGTGGTTAATTTAACTCAAAGTCCCAAAAGAACAAGAGTTTGCAAACGAACCATAGTAGTAACTACTGGAAAAATGTGGCAAAACGAAGCAAATATTCAATTAGGTGGGGAAAAAAATGTATAGTACCTTACGCAAAATTTGGGATAGATTACAAGCCATTTGGAAATGGATGCAAGACCAAGTAGAGCCTGAACCTGTAAAGCCATCTAATGCGTGGCATTTCCCTATTAATGACGAAATTAAACGTAAACCAGCCCTTAAAAAGGCTACAACTAGGAGCAAAACCATGCCTCTCAAAAAATCAGCCAGCAAAGCAGCATTTAAGTCCAATATTAAAGCCGAAGTAGAAGCTGGTAAGCCAGTAAAGCAAGCTGTTGCAATCGCATATAGCGAGAAACGTGCTGCAACTAAGAAAACTAAAGCTAAGAGAGTATAAGAATGATTACTTTTACAATACAACAAGTAAACGAATTGCTACAAGCATTAGGACAATTACCTTATGTGTATAGCAAGAACCTCATAGATGGTATTAACGCTATTGCTCAAGCTCAGATGGATGTTGCAAAAAAACAACAGTCTGATGAGATTAAAGAACCTGATATTTCACAATCATAAGTGTTGTAAAAAAACAACATAATCAAGAACATGGAAGAAAAGTCGAATAATTCAAGAGGTGGACAACCTGGTAACAAGAATGGCACAAAGAATAAGC